CGCTAGAACCTGTAATAGATGAAGCATTTCCATTTCCTCCAGGACCACCAGTAGATCCGCTAGGACCAGCAGTTCCAGCAGCAGATGCTCCGCCACCGCCACCGCCATAACTACCACTTCCTGCTCCGCCAGAGCTTCCCTGACCAGAAGTGCCAGAACCACCTGCAGTAACTCCTATACCTGCGCCACCGCCACCAGAACCGCCATTACCGCCCGCAGTAACAGAGTCAGTGCCACCAAATCCACCACCAATAGCTGTTACGCTTACAGCAACAGAATTTGAACCTTGTACAGTATTTGCACCGCCAGCGCCTACGGTAACTGCATATGTAGATCCAAAAGATAAAGATGTAGTACCAGTAAGTATCCCACCTGCACCGCCACCGCCGCCATTATCTACAGCATAAACCGCATTACCACCCCCGCCGCCGCCAGCTACAATTAAATAAGAAATAGTATATGTAGGTACAGTTCCAGCAAAAGTAATCCAAGAATTGTTTGCGTATGCCTCTAAAACATTTAAAGTAGTGTTGTATCTAATTGACCCATTAATTGTAGGTCGTTGAGCTGTTGTTCCAGTAGGGGCAACAAAAGATCCAGTAGCAGAAGCAGCATTAATTACATTGCTAGAGCTAGTCAAATTAGACAACGAAACCAACCCAGCAAAAGTAGCGGTCTGTGTATTGCTTAAAGTTAAAGCAACAGTGTTAGCACCGCCAGTAGTAAATACTACGTTACCCGTAGTATCGGCAGTGACCTTAAAGGCTGTAGTGACTGTATTGCCAGCGCTAATAATACTCATATCACCGTCCAAGTCTGACCAGATGCAATCGTTACTGTTACGCCATTGGCTGTAGTTACTGGACCTACTGAGAAGCCGTTCTGTCCAGCAGAGATTGTAGCGTTTGAAGTAATGTTTGTATTGTTTAATACAATAGAGCTATTGCCTGTTGCTAACGCAGCGTTAAGTGCTTGCCATGTAGGAGGAACGCCTGCGCCACCGCCCGTAAGGATATACCCTGAAGTTGGTGTATTGTTTGCAACAACGGATACTTCTGCTGGGTATGTAACAAATACATCTTTTGTGCCAGCCAATAAAACAACCGCAGCATTACCATTACTAGAAGCAAGAATTGTTGTACGGGCAAGCGAAGTGTTGGCAGAATAATATGTACCGATACCAACTTCCCACTCTGACGATGATTGTGCAGCAATGGTGTAGTAGGTTTGATTACCGTTTCCAACGACAGCAAAAGACTGATAGCCAGTCTGTGCGCCATCAAGCACCAACGTGCCCGTATTAACGGTGTTGGAACTTTCCTTTACCCTATCAAAGACAACAAGAGCCATTATCTATTTCCTTTACTGCGGTTTTCTGCAGTCGGTATTACTTGTAAATTCCAAGGCACATGAAAACCAGATACATTTTCACCACGCAACGGCACTATGTGGTCTACTTCGTATTTTAACCCAATACTACGTAAAGATTGGCAATAAAGGTAGATTGAGTCAAGCTCTAAACGATGCCCGTCATTTAACCAATCTGGTGTTCTTTCTCCAACAGCATGTTTTCTTTCAATAGCGCATTGGTTTAGATACGACTTATACGCAACGGCATTTTTTTCTCGCCACGATTTAATCATGCGTTTATAGGTATCTGGATTGTTTTTACGCCAAACTCTAGCACGTGCAGCTTCTCGTTCTTTGTTATTGTTGTTCCAGTTATCTACAATTTCCTTTGAGCGACTAGGGTTAGCCTTTGCCCAAGCGATAGCAATCTTGCTGGCACAAATAGTGCAGCATCGTCCAGATACTCTACGCTCTGCAATGTGACCATGTTTACATGATTTACCAGTAAAATACTTTGGTAGACCCTGTTGTATGGCTTCCTTATAAGAAACCAATTTCATGGATCACGCTATCCTGATGATTGCGCTGCTTGCGTCTGCAGTAGGGAAAATCACAGTAAATGTACCGTTTGTAGCTGTCTTATCGCTACCAAAAGCCAATGCTGCAACAGCGGTATTAGCCGTGCTGTTATAGATCAAAGCGCCGTTAGCAGTAATGTTTGCATTTGTCCAAGAGGTGTTAGCAAAAGACATAAACGCTACGTTACCTGTATTAGTTGGGCTTGTACTAACTGTTAGTGTATTACCACCAGAAGTGTAGTTAGAGCCTGAACTAGATACTTCGCCAATTGATGTGTAAGCAGTTGTTGAATTGCTTAATACAGCAGAGCTAGTATACAAAGCGAGTTTATAAACAGTGCCTGAACCAGACACCAAATTTTGAGCGCCGCTAAGGATTTGAACCTTAAACGTGTCGCACATTCCTTGAGTGATTGCCATTTGTTGCTCCTAATTAAGGGTTTACTGCGATTTTTGCTTGTCCGTCTCTGTACGCATCGCCACGTTCCAGACCAGTTCCCAAACGATTTAACTGCTGCATTGCTTCATTATACTTAGCATTATACGCTGCCAGCATATCTGCTTCACCCTTCATATAGGTATACGCCTCAACAAGGGATCCATATAGAAGAACAGGAGAATAATTATCACCCAACCATGAAGAACCAGCAGTAACAATAGATTCTGGATAATAAAAATAGTGCAGTTCTGCGCCGTAGTTAATATCAGGGGCTGGTCCAAGTATAAAAGTTAGTTCGTTTGGATCATTTAATCTTGAACCAAATAACGCATAGTAACGAGGCAAGCCAGTATCTGTAGGGTTTGGATACGACTGACGTATAAAGTTAACGTCTTTATTCAGTAAGTACTCATACGAACCATCAGCCTTAATAACAGCTAATGAATAAGTAGATAAGTAATCGTTTGGACAAGCCAAGTACTTACTAGTGCTAGAACAATTACCTGTAACGTTTTTCCGCAATGAGGGGATTTGCACCGTATTATAGATGCGCTCTTCCGCCTGCATAATGAAGGTATTAATCTGGGTTACAGCATTGACGTTAGTCTGGCTACCCCCAGTAGTTACCTGCACAAACGTATCTGGGAACTGATTCTCAGTATATGTCTGAATTTGCGTAAAAAGTTCCGAGTAATTCATTAGCCCATCGGTCCTCTAGAGGTAAAGCCTTTAGTAGCTGCGCCAGATCCACGTTGTTTCATACCAGTAGTCTTAACGTCATCACGACCTGGATCGCCAGCACTTACACGAGGAGTAGGTTGACCACCTGGTTTCATGTCAGTAGCTTTTAAAGTGTTTGGATCAGGCTTACGGCTTACTGATTGCATTGCGTCTTTTGCGCTCATTGCAGTGCCCTTCATGGTATGCGGTTGTGCGTAAACAGCAGCAGAGCCAACCTCTTTACCACCTTTTTTCATAGAAAATTTAGCCATGATTAACCTTATTTTTGGTTGTTGGCACGGGCCATGTTACGACCTACAGCACGCATTGCTTCGCCAGTTACACCCTTAGAACCTTTACCACCTTTAACTGTGGATACGGTTGGGCCGCCATTAGGGTAAACTTTTGCATCAGTTTTACCCGTTTTAGTGATGCCATCTGCATCTTTTTTAAATCCCATGATTTACTCCTTAAGTTATATCTACTGTTACTGTACCAATTTGTCCCTGCCCTATCAAGTCATTTGGCGTTAAACCGCTGTCAAAATAACTTGCACCGCCCACTGGATTCCAACCCCACTGGAAAATCCTACTACCCATATCTGGACCACCTAAGCCATCAGGCCCAATTCCAGTTAAGTTAATCTGCAACCCATTTGTACCAGACTGAAAGTAACTTACATCCGGTCTAGGATCTCGCACAGCCTGTGGGTCGTTAACTGGATACATACCCAATTGCAACTGTGGTTGATCTGGATCCCAGCAAGCTGGACAGACCTTGATATTGTACATCTTAGTCTTAAGTACTTGCTTCTTTAATTGCTTTAATTTAAACCGCTGAGCACACCTGTCGCACTCCGCAATCGCATACTTCCCTGACGAAAATTTTGATGGCATTCATAACCTCAATAGAACATTTCACGTGGCACAAAGCGAATAGAAGCCTTTTCACGGTCTTCATCGGCTGCCAACTGGAACTGCTCCTCATAAACGGCTTTAAGGGCTAATACTCGGTCTCCAGGCACTTCTGGTTTTTTCATAGCAATATAGTAAGCCAGTCCAGATACCATACAAGGCAAGAAACGGAAAGGGATATCTTGTTCTGTTACACCCGTGCCAGCATCTTGAACCCTACGAAGTCTGTAATACACAAACACATACTGATTACCAGGTGCATTGGGGGTAGGCCATACGTTAATAGAAGGCAAGTTTTGATTAGTAATTGCCGCACCAGTAATATGGGCTGCAGCAGTGGTGTTGTTCTGCCCACGAGCACAGTTTAATAGCTGGTTACCAGACACGTTAGAGTAGTAAATTGTTTCACTATCTATTTTAATAAAACCGTTTGTAGCCAACCCAACAGCCGTACTAACTGTAATTGTTGTAGCTGTAGAGCTAACATTGGCGGCTAATACAGATGACGTAGGATTTGACTGCCCAGATTGGCGGTTTATCCACACCTGAATTGGACGACCCTGTGTAAGTTTGTTTGGCAGCGTAGAATAGGTAGACTCAGATATGCGAGTAATGTTGATATCTGACTGATTAGTAGTACCGTTGTTTGTACGGATTACTTGGTCTAACAGGTCAATAGTATCTACTGGGAATGGGTATGAAGCCTGACCAGTCACCATCGGAATCTGACCCTGCTCAATAGTCCACAAGTTAATACCACGATTAGCCCACTCAATAGTCATCAAGTTTAACGAACGACGGGCAGTACGTAGGTCATATCCCGTGCGAAGCTCTAAGCCTGCACGTTCAAATGCCTCTTCAACTAGCTCGTTGAGGTCTAAATTAAACGTTGATGCGCCATTAGTAGCCATTATTTAACTTTTCTGAATGGTTTTACTTTTGCTTTGACTTTTGACGGCTGGGGCACGAACTGTTTTCCTTGTGCTTTTCCCGCTCGCTTTGCTTTTGTCGTCGCTGCGTACTCTTGCGGGCTTAGCGCCTGTATTGCTTTTTTTGGCAGGTACCGCTCGCCTGTTTCGGACGACTTCTTCCCCGACTTGGTTGTCCATTTCTGGTCGCCCCAAGCCTTGAGGCTGCGCTGTGATTTTGCCAATGACATTTAAAAGTCTCCTAAACCATTCAATCACGATAACCCCCGCCAGCAGCTTTGTATTTTTTAGCCACTAATTGGGCTTTACGGGCTGACCATTGACCTGCACCAGTACCTTGTGTTGCGGCTGATTTAACTTCAGACACAATGCGTTTACGCAGTTCTGGTTTTGTATAGTTTCCGGCAGCATTAACTTTGCCACCTTCTTTATACTGAGTAAAGTCCGTGTTATCCCTACGGGCTTTCTTTTTGCCCTTAGGCATTTTAGAAGGGGCGATGGCGCCCATACCACGAGAGGCTCTCATTAGACCATTCTACCTTTAGTTTTACCCTTAACTGCACAACCATCAGCACGACGTGAAGCAGAGCCAACAGAACCACCAGATTTAAAGCTAGACTTAGCGTTCTTAAATGCGTTGCCTTTGAATGATGAAGAGCTGTCTTTAAATGATGAAGAGCTGTCTTTCAGCGTCGATGAGCTGTCTTTAAATGATGAAGGGGTGCCCTTAAACGATGGAGAGCTGCCTTTAAACGATGAGCTGTCTTTAAATGACGATGAGCTGTCTTTAAATGCGGAATCTTTACTTCTAGAAGCAGCTTTTGGCTCTTCTTTAGCCTCAGCTTTTTTAGGGGCTGGAGCAGATTTTTTAGCTGGGGCTTCGTCAGAGCTACCTTTTTCCATAGCTGCCATTGCACGAGAGCGTACGCCGCTGTCAATATTTTCGTTTTTACCTTGCTTAGTTTCAAACTCTACTTCACCGCCATCTTCATAGCGTTTAGTTTTCTTGCTCATAATCTTGCCACCTTTCTTGTATGTGTCACCCATAGGGTTAGTATTTTTGCTTGTATCTGTGTTTGTTGTTTCATTAAACTTGCGTTTAATTTCTGCGTTAGCTTTAGCTTCCTTGTCGTCAGCAACGGCCTTGTTCTTTGCGTAAAAAGCTAAACGCTTTTCTTTCTCTTTAGGAGTTTCAGTAAATGCCATTATTTACAAGCCTTTCCGCCTGATCTCATGGTAATCATTGTGCCTTTGGTTTTACCCTTAGACTCAATACCGCCGCCTTTAGCCATTTTCTTAGTAGCCATACCACCTTTTCTAAGAGCAGCTAAATCGGTTTTCTTACCACCGTGCTGTTGCTTGTCGTGCATACCAACGGCTTTTTTAACCACTTTTTTGTCCATCTTAATGTCAGAATGAGCGGCGCCGCCGTCTTTCATAAAGCCCATTTTGTTACGGACAGCTGTAGGCAGCTTAGCTACGCCTGGATTCTTTTTCATGTCTACTGGTTTCATATGCCCACCTTTTTTAAATAGTTTGGATTTACCGTGATCTGTTTTTGGTTTTGCTACCTTTTGCAGATCAGCTCTAGTGCCAGTATCCGCTTTATTAAACTCTTTTGCAACGCCTACATCAATACCAGCTTTCTTAGCAAACGCCGGGTTATGTGCTGCAGCCGCCATAAACTTAGCTTGTTTCTTACTTGTTGATGGCATCTTTTTTTCCTAACCAACCTTGAACAGTTTTGGTTTCGTATATACGAATACCTGTCCAGATTATAGTGAATACTGCAGCAACAGCAGGTAACATATCAGCCAACGTTCCTAATACAGTTGCAATAGAAGCAAAGTCAATAATGTGTTTGCTTGCCTCGTCCATATTTATAAATGGGTCTTTCATCAGCATTTCCACCGTTTAAGGCTTGCTGCCTTACGAGTTGGTTTGCCGTTCTCATCCTTCATTGGTCCTGGCATACCAGACATACGAGCGCAGAATGAACGTTTACGAGCGCCACCTTCAGGCTGTGGAGCCTTTAGGTTTGAGCCTGTAGCAGCATTGTACTTTGCACGACCTTTGGCGGTAAGCCCAGCACCTTTTGACACTGGGAGCTTTTCACCACGTCCAACAGCTAGAGAGACGCCTTTTTTCTTAGCCATAAAAAACAGTTACAAAGCTAATGGATGTCATTTGAGCATACAGACCATTAGTGACTAAAACACCTTCGCCTGGAACAGTGATCTGTTGTGCTGAAGTAGCGCCAGTTAAAGTATCAAAAGAAGTAACCCATTTACCTCCATTATTTACATAGTAACAGGCCGTACCACCACTTACGTTACTAGTAGTATTTATGTCTGTAATAGCAAAAGTATTAGCTAGAGCATTTGAAATAACATAATTTCCGTCTGTTGCTGAATTGCCTGAAGCACTTGCATACCCAATACCTACTATAGCTCCATTAGAAAGTCCGTGTGCTGTAGAGGAAACTGTTACAACATTAGCGGTTTTGGAATAACTAGCTGTAGTAGGTGCTACAGTTGTATCAAAAAGTATTAATGCGCCAGCTTGTCCAGCATTACCAGAGTATGTAATTTGTTTTACACGAGTACGAGTAGCTGGAAGTAAAAATCCAGTTACCGATATGTGGGCCGATTTAACGTCAGTTTGCATCATAATTAATCTCCTAAAGATTTAAGTGGGGGACGAATCCCCCTAGATTAATTAATCGGATTGCTGACCGTTGTCCGCAACGTAGTAACGAATAGATCCAGTAACTGGACCCCCGAC